GTTTGGGCTGCGTTAGCCTTTGATGTTGCATCTGCTGCTGCATTTGAAGCGGCGGTTGCAAGACTTGCAGTAACATCGGCTGCATTAGCTTTTGTTCCAAGTGCTGTTGTAATAGTTGTTGTGTAATTAGCATCGTCATTAATTGCTGCTGCTAATTCATTTAATGTATTAAGAAGTGCTGGTGCACCATCTACTAATGAATCTACTGCAGTTCCAATTGCTGTATTACGGTTTGAAACTTCTGTTGCTATTGCAGTTGAAAGAGCTGCTGCTGCAGTAGCTTCTGCTGCAGACCGTGCTGCGTTGGCCTTAGATGTTGCGTCAGCTGCTGCTGTCGCTACTGAGGCTGCATCGCCTGATACTCTAAGAGCAGCTTCTGCTGCTACCTTAGATGTTGCATCTGCTGCTGCAGTTGAAACTGAAGCTGCATCTCCTGAAACTCTAAGTGCTGCTTCTGCAGCTACTTTTGTTGTTGCATCACTTGATGCAGTGGCTTCTGCTGCAGAACGTGCTGCGTTGGCCTTAGATGTTGCGTCTGCTGATGCGGTTGCAATAGCTGCTGATTGAGCTGCTGAAGCGGATCCGTATGCATCAAATGTATTAGGCTTTACTGTAAGATTGCCTGCACCATCGACTGCAAATGTTCCTGCGTCTACAGATTTTACAAGAGTGGCACCGCCAACAAGATTGAGAATATAAGCATTCCCGCCTGTTTCTGTAAGTATGTTTTGGCCATTGATTGTACCTGTAGTACCTTCAACTATAAGGCCCGATTTAATTCTAAAGTTTTTTGTTACTGTTGCCATTTATATGACTCCTCTTGTTGCTTTTTTTATTATGCTTTAAGCGCTGTTCTGACGTATCTAACTGAGATAGAACCAGAAACAGGGGTGACTCTTAGACTAATTATACCTGAGTTTTCTTCAAAGGTATAAGTAAATATGTTGTTGTTTGTGTTTGAGATAATGTTTGCTTCTGAAACCATTATGTTTGTTCCATCGTGGGAAACAAGAATCTCTGATGTATACACATCGGAACCCTTTGTCACCTGAATGTTATACTTAGCAGTTCTCCATGTGTTCTTTGCAAAGGAATCTACGTTTGTAGGATTCTCAATACCATAAACTGCAAGGTCGTTGTTGCCTTCCAATCCTAAAAGCTCTTGGATTGTATCTGTGCTATTCCCTAGATCAGTCAATGCTGTTTCAATAGTTGAAACTTTGTATGTGAGTGATGATGGATCTGTTGAACCGTTTACGCCAACTTTTGTTTCTAATGCTTCAATAGCATCATTTGCATTGGTGTGCTGTTGTGAATGAGACGGTGATGCTAATGTATCTGAACCATTTGGATTAACAAGCTGATCGATACTGTTTGGATAATTGGTGGCCAATTGACTACCCCCTATGTGTGATTATGTTGCTTAGATAATTATACCCTACAAAAGTTTATTTGACGCCAATTTTATTTTTATATTCTAAATCTTCCCAAAATAATGATATCGTATATCTAGTTCCAGACTCTACTTTTTTGACTCCATGCAAGCTGTGCTCATCTCCCTTTAAACATATTAAAGTTCCAACTTCTGGCTTTATGATAAAGTTGTGTTCTGGGAAATAAAGCTCGCCTCCAGTGTAATCTTCATTTAGGTACACCAAAGATGAATAATGTTTTGTTTGAAACATCTGACCAAATGTATCTAAAAAGGATTTTGGTATGTTATGTCTAGCAAGTTTTTCATAGTCATGGCCAGGTTCTTCTTCATAAAAATAATCAAGGTGGGGGGTCTGTTCTCTTCCAATTCTCCATCTATTAATTAAATATTGTTCTGTTTGTAATCCAGTAACATTAAATTTTTCTTCCATATGGATTTTCATTCTATCTGCCAATAAATCATAATATTTTTGGTTAATGCCATATCTTTCTGCAAATCCAGGACGGGTTATATTAATGCACATTCCATCCCATTGAGATACAGAGTATTGAAGGTTTCCCGCAACATTTTCTTTTTTTGGATAATTAAGATTATAGTCTAATGACCATAAAACTTCTGACATTTCTTTAACCTTTAAAATTTCATCACATTCTTCTTTTGATAAAAAGTTTTTTATAATTCTAATATTTGGTTTTTCAAGGTCAAAGATAGTAGTCATTTATTTTACCATTTGCCCAAAGGACAGACTGCTTTTTCCATTCCTGTTTTAATTTTCATTATACAGCCACATTGCTTGCATTGTGTTGTAGCTGATATAAATTCAGGGCATCCTTTACAAATGCTATATCGTTCTTCTTTTTTTTCATCTGTTGTCCATTCAGTATTTGGGTTTAACATATCCCAAGGTTTTACTGCATTTGGATCAACTAAATTTGCTTTTATTGTTTGCCATCTTGAAGTCATATTTAATCCTTCTTAAATGATGTACCGTCCCATTTCCAGCCCTCTGCTTGTGCTGGAAAATCCGATACGCTTATTGGCAAATCGGTAAAATTTACTATTGTTGGATTACTAGATAAACCAGATCTTAATATTTCTGTTTCTAAATTTCCTTTAGGTACGCTAAACCACCCAGCATATTCTCCATCGACAAGGACCATAAATACTTCCCCGTCAAAATCTTTATTATCAAGCATTATTAATCTCCTTTTTTATAAATTATAGCATAATTATTAAGCTATAGCTATAGTTGAATTTACAATAAACCAAGGTTCTGGGGAAGTTCTAATATCATAAACTGTAGACTCTAAATCATCAATTTGAATTGAATCTACTATAATTTCAGAAATTTCTCCTTGAGAATCAACGCTAATTATTGCGTCTCCAACTTTGATTTCTCCAGCATTTTTATAAGTAATTCCTTCTGAGGTTTTTACAAATATTGGCTGAGTAATTGAGTAATCTTTTCCTCTGTAGTTAAATCCTATTAATGTTGAAAGCTTTGTTTCTACTGAAACAACTTGTGAATTTGAAAATTCAACATTTGTTGGGAGCGGTTTAGATGTTTTGTTTAAAGTTACGGATTCAATGTCAATATTATTGCCATTAATTGTAATAATATTATCTCCAGGCTTAATGTCTTTTGCTTTTACCCAGCCAGTATTAGTAAATATTACTGAGTCTGGTGATAAACACTTGCCCTTAAATCCTGGTGGAGCAAAGAAGCTCGGTGGGAAGAACGGTGGAGCAAACCAGAACATGGGTGGAGCAAAGAAGCTCGGTGGGAAGAACGGTGGAGCAAAGAAGCTCGGTGGGAAGAACGGTGGAGCAAAATAACTTGGATAATCGCCTTGACATATATTTGGACAAGATCCTGGTGTTATACACCAAGTTCCATTTCCATAAGTTCCACAAGCTCCTCCATAACTATTACATGTATTACAATCGTAAGTAGGTGGGGTTGCAGGTGGAGTAGCAGGTGGAGTTGCTGGTGGAGTGGATGCTGGAACACAGCCAGTGCTTGTAACTATATTTAAGCAACCTGAAGGAGTCCAGCAAACATATGTGTTTTCTATTCCAGAAGGACAGATGTAAGTTTCTACTGGTCTTGTACTTGAATAACTTTGTGTTGGAGAACATGAAGTACAATCTACGGCTGGTGGAGTTGAAGGTGGAGTTGCTGGTGGAGTTGCAACAGGTACGCAACCAGTTGCTGTAGTTATATTTTGACAATTTCCTGGAGTCCAGCAAACATAAATATTTTCTGTTCCAGAAGGACAAGCTGCGTTTGGTCTGGTGCTATCATAACTTTGTGTTGGGGAACATGAAGTGCAATCTACAGCTGGTGGAGTTGAAGGCGGGGTAGCAGGTGGAGTTGAAGGATTGGTAGATCCACAAGATATGTATCCAGTAGTATTGCAAGAACGTGAGTACCCAGATCCAGATGCAGAATTATCAAATGCTGATGTTGTATATCCACAATTACCAACCCCGCCACCATTATAGCTTTCAGTACAATACCAAATGCTTGTTGGTGATACACAAGTAGTATCTGTAGTTATATTATCACAAGAGCCTGGAGTATAACAAACATAAGTGTTTGTTATACCAGATGGACAAGCAGATGATGGTCTGGTACTAGTATAACTTGATGGTCCACAAGTTTGACAAGCTGCTTCATTACAATTAACTCCATTTTGACAACTAACTGTTGTTGGTGGAGTTGCTGGTGGAGTTGCTGGTGGAGTTGCTGGCGTACAAGCTGCTTGTTGTACTGCTGCTAATGCTTCTGCTGATGTCGCTCTATATACAAATTTAGAAAAAGTTCTACTTCCAATGCTATCATAATCTCCAGGCATAACTGCTGCAGTAAATGGACCACTTACTGATGGAGGCATATAATATGTGCCATTTTGAAAATCACATCCAGAAGATCCAATATAGTAAGTTACTGAAGTAGCAGGACCAGTAGATCCACATGCTGGATATGGACCACCAGCAACACATGATCTTGAATATCCAGAACCAGACCCAGAATTATTAAATGAAGATAAGGTATATCCACAATTGCCAATTCCTCCGCCATTATATGATTCAGTACAATACCATTCTGTTCCTACTGGTACACAACCAACATCTGTAGTTCTATTATCACAAACTCCTGGAGTTATACAAACTTGTTGAATCATTGTTCCAGATGGACAAACGCTAGTAGCAACATTTGTATTTATGTTGTATGTACGTACACAAGCTTGACATGCTGGAGTTAAACATTTTGCTGTAGTATCGCAAAGTGCAGCTGAAGGCAGCATTGTTACAGAATTGCTACTATATATTTTTTCTGTCAATCTTAAATCAGTAGTTAAAATTTGAACAGAAGATGATATTTGAGTATTATCATAAGATGTGTTAGTACTAAAATCTACTGATTGTCCAACACCAAACGTCATTGGTACTCCATTAGAATACCATTCAATAAGATAATTATAGATAGAATTTTGATTTGTCCATGTACCATTTGTTGAAGTTACTGTTCTTCCATTTAAAGAAACTGTTGGAGCACCTTCATTAACTGGCAATGGAACTGTTGGATATTCAATAGATAGAGATGGAGAAGAAGTCCATGAAGTTTCTGTATATCTAGGTGCTGTTCCAGTAATTTGTACTGTAAATGCTCCAAATTTTGATCCGCCTACACCCATTTCACTTATATCATAAGACGTTGCTAGTGCGTCATTCATGAATGATCCTGCGTATAGCTGTCCTTCATTATATATTGTCCAGCCAGTTTGTTGTATTAAATTTGTAGACCAACTTAGTCTTCCGCCCCAACTAAACGATGTCATTGTTGCTGTTACTGTAGCTTTAATTGGTTTTAGATCCATTACTGATGCATTTCTACCATATCCACTTAATGACATACCAGAAGCATTTGATGTATTCATTGGATTTATTAAAATTCCAAGTGTTCCAGCTGCTGAACCAGTATCAATAGTAAATTTACATGTTGTTCCTTGTATAGAATATACTCCCTTTGAAGCATCTGTATTATTTACCATGCTCATAATTTCAGTAAATGGAACTTGAGGTCCTTGATATTGCATATAGTAATCATTAGCGCCTTTTACTTTTTGCCAAGTAAATTCGACAATTCCGTTTGAAATTACATTTACGCTAATTTCTCCTAATGGAGCTGGCGCAATTACTGGGCTAGAAAGTGTGTAAATATCTTCAGAATTTTTTCCAGCAGAATTTATTGCTGTAACTTTGCATCTAACAGCATATCCAACATATTTTAAAGATTGATTTAAATCCCATTCATCTTCATTTAAAAATAAAGTACTAGATGTTTTGTCAAGTATATTTGACCAATTAGATGTAGGATAAGCAGCTTTTTGCCATTGATACTCGAATGATGTAGGTGAATTTTCCCATTGCCCATTGGTTGATATAACTGTTTCTTGTGCAGAATAAAAAAATGCGTTACCTTGTATAGATAATGTTGGTAAAGATGTATTTTTTGGTTTTAAATCTAGTAATGGTTTCCATTCAGATCCATTCCATATAAATGCCGACTTTGATTCATTCCATGATGAACCATCATGAATTTGTATTTTTTTGAGTGGGTTCCAATTAGAACCATCAAAAATGTTTAGCGGCATTTCAGGCTCCTTTTAGTATTGGATGTAAATATCTCCAGCAGCATTTCCGCTTGAAGGGGGCGTAATGTTTGTGCCGTATGTAATTTTATTTATACTAGAAGAAGAACTTCCGTTAGTGTAAGTTCCATTAATGTTTGCTGCTGCAAGGGTTGCAGCTGCTGCAATTGATGTTGTTATTGCGGTTGGAATTGCAGACTCTAGTATCTTGCTGTCTGAACCAAGTCCTGCATAACCACCTGCAATATTTCTGTCTGATATAAGTGCATAATCTCCAAGAGAGCTATTTATTCCATTAACGGCTGTATCTGTATATGTTTTTGCTTCTGTAAGAGCTGTTGTTAAGTTAACTGTTGTGGCATAACCAGGTATTATTGCTCCTGATGGCATTGTAACAGTACCAGTAAATGTTGGAGAAATTTTAGGTGCATAAGTTGATGCTGCCGTAGTTATATTTAATTTTGTTCCAAGCGAAGTTGTTAGAGCAGAAGATGCTGTTTGGTCTGCAGCAATATAATCAGAAATTTCTTTAAGTGTGTCAAATGAGGTTGGTGCTGCCGCTACAATGTTAGCTATAGCAGCTGTTATATCTGAAGTTCTTGCAATTGTAGATGGTATTACATTATCTTGAATTTTAGTATTTGAATCTAAACCAGCTACTCCTCCAGAAACATTAATATCAGATAATGGTACATAATTAGTTAAATCATTTTGAATTTCAGTTCTTAAATCATCTACTGCTCCAAGTGCTGCACCTAGTTGCGCTGTTCTTACAGCAGCTGTTGCAGTAATTGCTCTTGAATTAGTAAAGTATAAATTAGATCCTTCTGGCAATTCAGATGTTGATGAAATTGCAGATGGTGCAGTAAAATTTGTTAAAGCGGAATCTACATATGTTTTAGCTTCAGTAACTTCTTGATCTACATATGATCTTGTTTGTGAAATAAGTGGGCCAACAATATTTTCTACTCTTGGGGTAGTAAAATAAAGTCTTGAGCCTTCTTCTATATCAGATGTTGTAAGAAGATTAATTGCTGTATTTGTAAATTGTTCTGAATTTTGATTAGCTAAAGAAAGTGCTTGATTTGCTTTAGTAGTTGCAATTGCAGTTGATTCATTAATTGCATCAGTAAATTTTGCTGCTGTGTGAGCATTAGCAGATGATAAAGCTTGTGTAGCTGATCCTTTTGAATCAAACAAACCTTCTACAGCAGTAATTGCTCTATTGTTTGTAAAATATTTATTTATTCCTTCAGCAATACTTGAAGTTGTTAATACTCCTATTGCATTAGAAACTGCTATTGCAGCTTCTGCATCTAATGAAACTTGATCTGGTAATTGGGATAGTGGCACTTTGCCAAGGCTATCAAGTGTTGCAACTCCTCCTGGCATTCCTGGATTTAAAATATATCCTGGCAAACTATTCCATCTTTGTGTACCATTACCAACTTTAAGCTTAAGCGTATCTGTTTCAATACCAACTTCACCATTTAAAAGTAATGGATTGTTTGCTGTCCAATTTGCTGATATATCTCTTCTTAATTGAATTTTTAATGCCATTATGATCCTCCTCCGTCAAGTGATGGCGCATCAAAATCTTCTGAGCCGCCTCCTCCTGCTTCTGTATCTACTATTACTTCTGATCCATCAAAAAACCCTGCATCAAATAAATTTTCATTAACAAATGTAGGATTAGATAAATTATTGTTAGGATCTCCGCCATCATAACCTATTATTTGTGGTAGAACTAAATTTGGTGTATTTGGGTTTGACATTGATTTAAAATCAATTTGATTTTGAATGTCAATTGTATGTACATCACCATCAAAAGTATGAGTATGCATATAAAATGGAGTTGGGTCAGTACTTGGTGGAGTAAGTTCTATCCATGTTGTTCCATTATGAACACGCAAATTTTTGGTGTTTGTGTTTATATAAATTTCGCCAACCTGTCCAAACTCTGGGTCTGCTGACAAAGCTAACAGTTTTAGTGGTACTAGCATTTGTCTTGACATTGTTAGCCTACTACAACTACTCTATATTCTCCAGCAGCTGGTGCAGAAGCAAAGTTAATTACTACAGCATTTGCAGTTGATCTTTGAACATCTGCTTCAACCTGAGCAAACGGCGTAGCTGCTTCAAATATTTGAACAGTTACATCTGTTGTTGCAAGATTATGTGTAACTGTATAAGATGTTGCTGATGAACCAAGTGTTTCTGCATATTTTCTAGCAATTGCATGGTAATTAGTTCCGTTATTTGTTAATGTCCATTTATCTGATGTTTCATTCCATAAAATTTCAACATCTGTTTCTGTTCCACGTTCAACAACAATTCCTGCGTCTGTTGTAGGGGCACCAGTAAATTTGCTATTAAGTTTTACCTTATTATCTTCTATATTAATCTGTGTTGTATTTACAGAGTTAACTGTTCCAATTACATTTAAGTTTCCACCAACTTGTAAGTTTCCAGTAATTTCAACATCATCTGGTAATCCAATTGTGACTGCTGAATTATGTCCACTATTTGGAGAAACTGTAACTTCATTTGGTGTTCCAACAATTGTTGCAACATAGTCTCCAGTTGTTTGTGTGCTAAGTGGAATTACTAAATTTGCTTCGCTTGCGCTTGTAAGTCTACCTTGCTGATCAACTGTAAATGTTGGTACTTTTGTTATTGATCCATATGTTCCAGCTGTTACTGCGGTATTATCTAAATCTATTGTTGTTACATTTGTACTATCATTAAATACTTTTGTTAAACCAATTCCGCCTTCTACATATGACCCAATTGCGTCTGTAATTACTTCTAGAGAACCAGATGTGGATATCCACTCGGTACCATTCCAGAAATATAGAATATTATCGCCAGTATTGTAGTAAACCTGACCTGATACTGGACTGGAAGGCGCTGCGCCTAAGTTTTGAATTCTAGCATTGAGTAACTCGTTTTTGTTAAGATCAATGCTAACTAAAAATTTTCTTGCCATTTTTTATCTCCTTTTTAGGACAGGTATGCTGTCCCCGAAAATGGCTGAGCCATTGTCAATGTTATTTGGTTAATACTATTATAGTCTATTCCAGTTTCTAACAAGTCTCCAGAGCTTGACTTGACTGATACGTTGGGGTGGAACTGCAAATTGTGATTTATTGACACAGAATATATACCCTGTATTGGTCCAGTAACTTGAGCCATTTCCCAAGAATACATATAAGAAATTTGTTTATCTAAGATAAAGCTATCTTCAATATTCCATTCGTCAGACAATGCAGACTTTGGACCCCAAAATCTTGTTGTAAGTGTGTCAAAATAAAAATCCCCAGGGACTCCAAGGGAATCTATTGGGTTTCCTTCTCCGCTGATAATTGTTCTTCCAGGGGCACCAGAAGCTCTTACTACTACTAGGGGGTTATTTTCGGTTACAATCAGGCGGGTTGCCATTACAGTGTCACCGCCCTATTTAATGTTAGATATCCTTCTAAAAGTCTTGTTACATTTACGCTAGGGTCAATTAAAACTAAATCATATGCAGATTTTGGGTAAAAAAGTTTTTTAGTTCTTTCTGCTGAAACAGAAACTGAAAGTTTTCCAAGTGAGGGTGTAATTGTTATTCCATCTACATCAGATAATGTAAATGCTAATTTCTTACCGCCTTGTGTATCTCTTACTTGCATTTTTGCTGTGTGATGGTTTAATTGTATTGGTTGATTGTCTTCATCAAGATATTGCACCTCAAAAGTAAACGTTGCATTCTCGTCTACCTGAAAATTTTTTTGAGCTGCCATTTTTTTACCCCTAAAAAGAAAATACCCTTACACTATTTTAGCATAAGGGCATTCTCAATTGACTAATAATTACTTGGATGTAAATCCGAACTCTTTATTGCTTGGGCTTAATGCCTTTAGGATTACTGGGGCAATTGCTGCTACTCCAGCCGCAATTAAATCTTTTGGATTTGTATTGCCAGTCATATATAGAGCCGTGGCTGCTGCCAAAAATGCTCTTCCGTAAGTTCCTATTGCTGCTAAGATTTGTTCTTGCATAGTTACTTTCCCATCTTTATTTAAATCAGCTTTATCAAATTTTTTGATAGCCATTTTTTATCATCTCCTCGTGGGCGGGTTTGCCCATGAATTTTGGTGTTACCCAATCCTATAAGTTTACCACTAAGCCGAAATATCTACAAGTTCGCAATTTCCATCTGAGCTACAGGCCAGTGTTGCATTTGTTGAAGTTCCGTCTTCTGTCTCATAAAATGACAAGTCTTCCCAGCGAATATTACTAGGCATTTTTGCCACTAAAGTCTCATATTCTTCTTTTGAAATTTCTTGATATGGAGCTTGTTTATATGTGTGCTCTGAATGAGGCAAAAATGAAATACCAGAAACTTCATCAAAGTTTTTATATACCCATGCTCCTACTTCCATCCATTCATCTTCTTTAACTGATACAGTAATAGAAGGTTTGTGTTCACACCATGCACGTTGATATACAAGCCATATATTTAAATGATCAATTGCTGTCAAATCATTTCTAACAATTGCACCCTCTGGTGCTTTTACTGGAAACGAAAACACATAAGTCTCGTTTGGCTTCATTACATCATCTTCAACTGGAATTCCAACTTCTTTTAAAAATGTTGAAATTGGATCTCCCTTTGAACCACGAACTGTACGAATATAATATGGAGAATGCCAAGGATGCATTCCTGAAGATACCCCAACCAATTGAGATACTGTTCCAGAAGGTTTAACACATGTGATTGCTGCAGATTCTGGAATACCAATTTTTCCAGACTCTTCTCTGTTTACTTCTCTTGCTTTTTCACGCAATGTCATTAAGAATGCTTCTAGTGAAATTAAATCTTCTTTACCAGACATAAATTTGTGACCAAATTGCCCAGTCAAAGAAACTCCTAGAAGTCTTTCTTCTTCTGTGTTATCTTTCCAAATTTTTCTAAGATATTTAAAATCTGTAAGAGTTGATTGCCATGTACCAAGAATAGTTGCTAGCTCTACTTTGCGCTGAATATCTTTTTTAGTATCATTTTCACGCAATACAACTTCTGAAAGATTGCAAAACTGATAAGGACGCAAAATAATCTCAGAACATGGATTAGTTCCATAATGAATATCTGGATCTCTGCGACCATACTTTGCAGCTTGTGCTTGTGCTGCTGCTACATTATATATACCACGTTCCCCAGACTTAGAATCATATAAAGATTTCCATTCAGAAATAAACTGTTCCATTTCTGGTTTGCGAGAATATGCAACTGAATTATTTGATAATGCACGTTGTGGGCTTTGCTCCCACCAGTTTCCTGATTTTGCTTGTGCCATCTCAATATCATTAATATTAGATAAAGAAATCATTGCAGAACGTCTAACTCCGCCAACAACTACAACTTCTCCAATTTTGCACATAATATCATGGCACTCAATTGGTTTAAGGTTTCTACCAGTGGCGTTTTTAAATTTTGCAATAGTAAAATCAAAAAGGTTTACAAGTGGTTGTGGACCAGATGATCTACCACCCATTGTCTTAAGTCTTGTTCCAGCTGGTCTAACTTTAGTAACATCTATTGATGGAATTTGTCCAGACCATAATAATGCAAGCAACTCACGGTATGCTTTTGCCCAACCTTGTTTAGAATCTTCTACTGTAATAACTGTAGTTGATTTTTCCAAAGTTTCTGGGACTGGAGGAAGCTTGTTAATGTACTTGTATTCAACAGAGAATCCAACGCCAGTTCCGCACATCAAAATGTACATTGTTTCATCAAATGATTTTGGAGAATCAACTGGCAGGAACGCACAATTGTATCCAGCAACATTATCTCTATCTAGTGCAGCGCCAGAGGTCATTACAGATCTCATTGACGGCATTACATTTCTTTGAAATACAAACTCTTTTAATTCCGCAACAAGCTTTTCATCTGGAATGTAATTTTGGTTTTGCTGCAAATGGTTTGTCATAAAAGAAAAATATCTATCTACTGTTTCTCCCCATGTCTCTCTGCGTCCTTCTGCTTCTACCCATTTAGCATATCTGGATAGTGCAATAAAATTCTCATATGGGTTTTCGATAGTATTTTTCATGTGTCGCCTTTTCTTCCGCCTGACGGATTGATTATTTTTTTAAGTGAAGTCTAAGTGTATCAAACTTTTTTATAAAAGAAAAGAAAAAAGATTTTTATGATTGTTTTTTAGTTAACTATAATATATAATACTCTATATATACATATATATAATATATGTTGATTTTTGTTGATTTGCTGACCCCCCGACCCCCCTATTGGAATTATACTAAATAGATATTCTATGTCAAGAGAAAAAGTATTTGACATATTCTTTATTACAATGGTATGATTATAGTTCGCTATCTCTAAAGGAGGAAATGCCAATGGAGAATATAAAGAAAAGCTTAAGCGATATTGTTCATCAATATGCTGCGATAACACTAACAGTAATGTTTTTGTTTTCCAACACAGTTAATGCAACATATGCACAAGCTTTAATAGTACAACCAAAGACAGAAGTACAACTTAAGAAAGAAACCTTAGAGAAGTACAGCAATACTGTTTACAAGCCTTCTCAGGCTCTGTCAGATGAAGATTTAAAAGATCTTTTGTGGGCAGTAGGTTTTGAAGGAAAAGCCCTTAAAACGGCTTGGGCCATTGCTAAGAGGGAGTCCAACGGACGACCACTAGCATACAATGGTAACAGGAATACTGGAGACAGTTCTTACGGAATTTTTCAGATCAACATGTTGGGTGAACTCGGCACAGATCGTAAAGAAAAATTTAGCTTAAAGTCAAACGAGTTATTGTTTGACCCAACTACAAATGCAGAGATAGCGTATTATATGACTAATGGCGGAAGTGATTGGTCAGCTTGGAAGGGTTTAACCCCAAGAGCGCAGGAATTTTATTTAAAGTTCCCAAATGGTTAGAAAGGAAGTGTAATGAAGATACAGTATGTGTCTACTTACATTAAACTTTCGGAAGAGGGCCTTGTTCCTAAGCTTTTATGCCCACAGGATCAAGGTTCTCTTTTATGCAATGGCGACGGAGAATCTTTAATATACCTATACTGCCTTGAATGCAATTATAAAAATACCATGGGTCTGTCTAAGTATGAAGATATAGTAAAATTAGTAGATGAACAAAAAAGAGTTTGAATTTGAATCAGGAGTAGTTTCCGAAACGGATGCTATGGGTAGAGAAA